GTGTAGAGTTCAATAAGGCGTTAAACATAAATAGTAATAAATCAGAATAATATGGAAGAAATCAGGTTAACAGGAAGCGAAGCCGAAGAGTTTCGTCAGTACAAGGAGGCGAAGGAAAAAGACCGCCTCAAAAAAGAGAACAGAGACGCGTACAAGCAGCTTGTGGACGAAGCGGTAAGGGAGGTGTTTCCGACGCTTCAGGAGGTAAGCAAAAGCTTGGCAAGGAGCAAACAGGCAGTATACGAACGGTTTGCCGATGCTTTGAAGCTAAAAGAGGAGATATTCAATACGAAAGCCGACCAAAAGAGCAATACGTTTAGCTCTTCGGACGGAATGTACCGAATTACACTCGGCAACCATCAGACAGACGACTATGACGACACGGTGAACGAAGGTATCGCAAAAGTTAAAGAGGTGATATCGTCGTTTGCTAATGACGACAACAGCCGGCTGTTGGTAAATGCGATAATGAAACTCTTGAGCCGTGATGCAATGGGCAACCTCAAGGCGAGCCGAGTGATGCAGTTGCGTAAGCTCGCCGCCGAAAGCGGCAATACCGAACTGATAGACGGTGTCGAAATCATCGAAAAAGCATACCGTCCACAAATCAGCAAAACGTTTGTGCGTGCCGAGTACAAAGACGAATACGGCAAATGGGTAAGCGTACCACTCGGTATGACAGAAGCGTGAAAAAACAATGTTGTATTGTGTTGTGAATTGCTTTCAAAAATTTGTATGTTTTTAGCGGAGGAGGGGCAGGAGAAGCCTGTCCCTCCTTTTTGAAAAAGAGAAAAGAAAATGGCTTATAATAGAGAAAACCTACTAAGGAAAATCATCGAGATTCAGGACATCGTACTGGAACACAAAGGCAGGGGTGTTACTCAGATATGGGTGTATGAGAATATTATTAAGGATAGGTATCATATATCTGTAGCCACGTTTAACAATTTTCTGGCGACACCGGCTAAGGCGGAGTTAAAGCAATTGCTTGACAAGCGTAAAGCCGACGAGAGGCAGAACCCAAAACTATTTTGACCTCTATGACTCTTACAATGTCGATGCACATAATATTCCCTGCCATAAGAGGTAGGCAAGAGCTACACCTTTATCGGGGCTCGGAGGTAACGATAGAGAGGTCGTGGAAAGAGTTTACCGGCAGAGCCGAGATAGTATTGCCTCGTCGGGTAAAAGTATTCGGAGAAATGAGCTACTCGGATATATTCCGGGCGGGCGATCCCGTAGAGATACGTCTCGGCTACGGTACGGAAGAGCCTGTTACCGAGTTTGTAGGATACATAGCGGACATTTCTGAAGGTGTCCCCGTACAGCTAAGGTGCGAAGATGAGATGTACAATCTTCGTCGGGGATCGGTAAGTGTCGTGTCTTCATCCATTACACTACGAAAACTACTCGAGAAAGCAGCAGCCGGATATGAGATAGAGTGCCCTGATGTACAGCTGGGGGCAGTACGATTTGCCGGTGTCGCTCCTATACACATACTCGACACCGTCAAAAAACAGACGGGATTATACAGCTATTTTGACGGTAAAAAGCTCTTGTGCGGCATCGTGTATGGCGACCAGTCCGGAGTGCCTGTCGTCGATATCAATGTAGAAAAAAACGCTGTTTCGGAGAATTTGAACCGCAAAAACAGCACGGAAGAGGTAGAGATAAGGGCTATCTCTATTCTAAAAAACGGACGCAAGATAGAGGTTACCGTCGGACAAAAAGGCGGTACATCCGTGCAACGCACGTATGTAGGCATATCGGTAAAGGCGGAGCTCGAGAGTAGAGCAAAGGCAGACCTGCAAAAGTACAAGACGCAGGGTTTCGACGGCTCTGTTACGCTTTTCGGCATACCACGGGTAGAGCACGGAATGAAAGTGCGTGTTGTGAGTGAGTTTTACAAGAATATGGAAGGGACTTTTTATGTGGAAAAGACAGTAAAAAAGTTTAACTCGGGAGGTTATAGGCAAGATATAACGCTTGGCGACAAAGCAAATTAATTAATATTTATAATATGAGCGAATTAGACAAACTCAACGACATAATAAATATCAAGGTAGCCGGCAGCCGACAGGCACAACTTCGTTTTGTCGAATGCAAGTCGGTGCAGTGGGACGACCGCGGGCATCGCACGATGACGGCTGTCGGACTTACCGACGATACGAAGTATCTCGAGGTGATGCTTGGCTTTGGCTATACAGACATCAAGCCAAAACAAGGCAGTGTTTGCCTTATAGGAGTGGTCGAGGGGCAGGAGGCACTGACGTTTCTAATTAACGCCGAGGAGGTAGAACTCGTAGAGGTGAAAGCCGACAAAATAGAGTATAACGATAAGGCAAACGACAGCGGTCTGGCGATAGTGCCGGAGCTTCGGCGGCAACTCGACACCATGACAAAGCGTATCGACGGCATTATATCGGCGATAAAAGGAGGTATACCGGTAGCCCAAGATGGTGGGACCGCCCTACAAAAATCGATAGTGGCAGCTCTCGACACGATTACCGACAAGGAGGATTTTTCGGACATCGAGAACAAACAAATAAAGCATTGAAAGGATATGATATACTGGAGCGAACTTTACAAAGAGATAACGGGCAGAATAAAGAGTAATCTGCCCGACGTGCAATGGGTAGACCTCTGGCACGAGCAGATAAATTACCTGACCGAAGAGCTACCGTTTCCAACGCCTGCAGTATTTGTGGGGTTCGGCACGAGAGAGGCAGACGATGCCGGCACGCTGGTACAGAACCTTACGGTACAGGTAGACCTCAGGCTGTTTTACGAGACTTTCTCAGACACCTACGACGGCTCTGCGAACCAAGACAAGGCACTGGCATTCCTCGACAGACTGACAGAGCTACACGCCCTCTTTCACGGCAAGAGCGGGCAGTATTTTACCGAGATGCGTCGTATCGATATGAGCCGTGAGGAGAGCGGCGATGCGGGCAACCTATACCGTATATCGTTCGAGTGCCTGGTAACCGACTACTCGGCACAGGTGCTGTTTACAGAGGCAGATATGAACGGTAGAGAGATAGAGGTAGAGAGAGCCTCCGCTGTAACGCCTCCCGGCGGTAGCGACGATATGTTCGACGTAGAAAAATAACAAAAAAACACTCCATATATCAAAAATATGTATTATCTTTGCAGTGTCTAAGTTTTTAAAGGCGGATAGAACCCGCCAACATCGCTGTCGGGTATTTTTATATCCGTAGCAAAAATATATGGTTCCGCCCCGTGGCATTGCTGTAATGGCGTGCCAAGTCCGCCTTTAAGACTTAGACAACGGGTAGCGGAGCCTTTTGTTTTTTTTCCGCAACGGCACCCGACCGAATCGGGCAACTGTCTAAAATTTAAAGGAACATGACAGAAATCAAAGAAAAAGCTGGCAACTTACTGCCGACGCTGAAGGAATTCACCTTCAATCCTAACAACGCACCTATCAGGGTGCAAATGATAGATAATTATCCGTGGTTCTGCGGCAAGGATGTATGTGAGATACTCTCTATCAGCAATCACAACGATGCACTTAGCCGTCTTGACGATGACGAACGTAGGGGGTCGGTAGTACCGACCCCCTCAGGAAGCCAATCAATGATATTAGTCAACGAGAGTGGCTTATATCATTTGATATTCCAAAGCCGTAAGCCCGAAGCCAAGAAGTTTCGTAAGTGGGTAACCAACGAGGTACTACCGAGCATACGCAGGACAGGCAGCTATACGGTACAGCCGGCTGCGAAGCGTGGTCGTAAGACTCGTGGCGAACTGGTGAATGCCGACATACTGAACCTGCTCTGGCTTATCGGCGAGAGCCTCAACCACGGCGACCAGAAAGAGATAGCTCTCGAGCTGGGCGTCAGCGTACAGAGCGTCAGCCGCACGCTAAACGGCTACAACCGCAGCAACCGCATACTTATGGCTCTCTACAAGAGGGCACGCCAGAACCGCGAGGCGTATATGCTCTACAACCAGCCGGCACTTATGGCAGACCGCCTGCTAAACGGTACGCCTATACCCGAAGGCAACCACTTGCCTGCGGTAAAATACGACGGTAGACGCGGAGGTCAAATCGGCAATCAGAATGCCCGAAAAAACAAGGGAGGCTCGCTATGATACTGGAGTTAAAGGTAAACTACTTCGAGCTACTCGAAGACGGCAAGGTGCGTATGGCAGCGAATGTCGAAGAGTTCAAGGCGATGCTCGACGGCGTAAATCCGCGTATCTACTGCGACTATCTCTGTGAGAAATTACGAATTACAAATTACGAATCGCGTCGAAACAGAAAGGAGGGCAAGGTATGAGTAAGCAGCTAAATGCAGCCGGCAACGGCAACATACAGGTGATAGGCAACTACACCATAAACCTCTATATCGTCTACAACGGACTGCCTAAGCGTGAGGCGAGAAGACCGAGAACCATCAACAGTAAAGGAGGTGGCAGATGAGAGAGTTTGATTTTAAGGAGCTAAGGGAGTTTTTGACAGTGGAGATATATCCGAGCGAATTAGCCCAGAGGCTTGACGATGTGGTATTTGACCTTATAAAACTCTACGGGCACAACGATGATAAGCTGGTGAGCAGCATGGAGCTATCGGAGCATTGCTATTTCTTGCGAGGGTTAAGAGATATTTTCTCTGCAATGTAGTAAACAAAAAAGCCCCTCCGACTAGGGGCTTTTTTATGCCTTTTCCCAATAGTCTTCTATTATGGCATGCAGACGGCTGTCGAGGTCTACCATCAGGGTTTGGCTCTCGCCCAAGAACTGTCGCTGCGGTATACGGACTGTAGAGCCCTCTTTCATCAGAGCCATACGGCGACAGAACTCAGCCTTAGCCGAGAGTTTTGCCCGTGCTGCGGAGCTTTGCCTGGTCTGCCCTGCGAGGCGATAGTATTGCCACCAGAAGTAGCGTTTCATACGAGCCGTTACGGTGATGCTGCCACCGTTGTTGTGTATCTCGGCGTATTCGAGGTGAGAGCCTACGACGATACGCCGTGTGTTCTGTTCGGTGGTGCGTATGCTGTTGCGGAGGTTGCTTGTAGCGGTCATGGTGCGGAAGCCTGCCAATGGCGTAAGCGAGGGCTTCCACTCCTCGAATGCTGCGTCGGTAAAGCCTCCTTTGACGAAACTACGCTTAAAGAAGTTTACACTCTCTATCGCCGCCATCCGTGCGGTATGGCGTAGGAGCTCTTGGCGGGCAAAGTTGAACGATACGGTCTTGATGAGGTTTGCCATAATGATTAAATAATGAGTTCTATCGGTTCGTCGCTTGCGGCTTCGATAGTGAACGGAATGACGTCGAACTTAGCCTCTATCGGCTTGATGTCGAGTTTCTTTATTACAATATTGTCGATGTCTTTGCTGCCGAACACTTCGCCTTCGACCGATATGCTGTCGCAGATGTTTGCCCATCGTGTGAGTTCGGCTACGATGCGATGTGCCTCGGCGGAGGAGTCGGAGCGGTTACCGAAGGCTATGCCGCTGATGTTTATCTGCCAATCGCCGAGTCCGTACAGCTCTTTGACTGTACCTGTGCCGCCGAGTGTCTGAGTCTCGGTGATGATTTTCTCGCGGCTGAAGTCGACTATACAGGAGTAAGGCAGTACGAAGTCGTTCATACGTTGCTTTACCACCTGTCCTCGTTCGTTGTAGATGTTGTAGCTGCCGCCTTTGAATTTGACAACACCGAATACCGGCAGGTTGAAGTCGGATACCGCTTCGGCATTATTGGCTTTGCCGACAAAGTCTACCGACCGAAACGTCGGCTGAGACGGTGCGGGGCGTTCGGGAGCAGGGCGATATAAGGCTATACCGAATATCTCGGAGATGATGGCGGCGACTTGTGCCGGAGTGGGATTGTAATTGTTTGCCATTGAAATGATGTTTAAGTGGTGATTAAATAGTTGTACCGTCGAGGAGAGTCTGTATATTGTTTTTGACATCTTCGAGACGTATACCGACACGACGCAAGGCAATCTTTATCTCTTTGCGTACGGCTACCTTGTCTGCCTTTCCTCGCACCTTTCGGAATAGGTTGCAGCCGACGATAGGGTCGTTTTTGCACTCACCTTGCAGACACGAAAGAGCGAGATATGCGTCTTGCATGAGGGTATCTTCGAGGACTATGCCCCTTGTTATTTTGCCGTCTTTGCCTCGTGCGATGGATATTTTTATGTTGTTTTCTTTGTCAAGAGTTATTTTTTTCATCGTATCGTTTGGTAATTAAAATAAAGTATTACTTTTGTATATCATTCTTCGCGGCTCCGGCCAAGAAGAGCCAACGAGACTGCATTCGTGTGGTCTCGTTCTTATTTTTAGAGACTCTCGCCATCCCTCTATAAATATTTTTCTCATTTTTTTCTCCGTATCGTTTGGTAATTAAAATAAAAGTATTACCTTTGCATATCATTCTTTAGAACCTCCGGGTTCCTAAGAGCCAACGAGACCGCATTCGTGTGGTCTCGTTCTTATTTTAGAGTCTCCATTAGCTTGTCGAATTTACCCTGAACGACTTCGTTGCGAGTGATATACCCTACCTTATCGCCGAGTATTATAACCACGTTTTTTACGTTATGGTGATAACTACCCGTAAGCTCTCCTTTTAAACACCTCTTTACCTCGTTTGTCACGTCTTTTGCTTGATACTTAGATATATCCAATACAGCGTATTGTCCATTTTGTTTACTACACCTACTGAGCATGTTGTTGAAGAATTTTTTTAGTCTACCTTTCCCACTGTATGTTTTTAGATCTCCGAGTGTGCTTGGTGAACCTATGCCTAGCTCCGGATTCTTGCTATTACGTAGTCTTCCCGTAGTGGTATGATGCCTTAGGTAAATATCTTTATCTAAGGCAGGAGCAATCTTTTTGGCTGCCTCTATATTGTCGGCTAAATCGTTGTAGTCGGCAAAGTCGTTGATGTATATTGTGCGTTCGCCTACCTTAATAGTAGCGTTGTATGGTACATATTGCTTCGTTAGCTGTACGGATACGTCAAAGGTTTCCAGCTGTTCCGCATTTAAGCTCTTTGCCACCCGCTTATTGTACGGATGGGTATCTTTGAATATACGCTCACTAAGGGCAGCGTTGCCGGCTATTGTATCGTTGTATTGTGATAGCTTTCTGTCGTTGGGTGGGTCGGTTGTCTGCTCGAGGTAGCATCGGCAGTTGTAGTCGAGTGGCGGCATCACCGTCCACTCATCGACGGGCTTTACTATACCCTCGTTTGCAGCGTGGCTGTCGCGTACGTGACTGTCTTGCATCGTTACGAACCGCAAGTTGGGGTATATGTCGCTATCTTTTCGGAACTGTCCGAACTGGTACGCCGAACTTGCCGAGTTTGCCGCGAACTTCTCTTCGGTCTTCTGCCAGATGTCGCCATACAGAAAGCCTCTCTTTTGAGCCAAGCCAAGTAGCTTTTCTTTCGAGATACCGCCTACTTTGAGTGCTTCTATCTCTTTGATAAGCGAAAAGGTCTTGGCTCCCGCAAAGGCGAGCAGGTTCTCGCGAAACTTCCTTGTCGTGGGGTCGGTGTAATATCCTCCCCCCCAGCCTTTTTGGGTGGCAGACGACAGTCCGGTATAGTATTTGAGTACAAGGGCACGGTGTAGCTTTT